AGCGTGATACGCCGTGGATTGAGGATCTCGGGCGCGGCGCGCGGCGCATCCGCATGTATGGCTTCGTCGTTGGCGACGATGTCATCATGCGGCGCGACGTGATGATTGCGGCGGTCGAGACAGCAGGCGATGGCGAACTGATTCACCCGACGCTCGGGCGACTGGCCGTGAGCCTGATGGACTTCCGGAGCATCGAGCGCTGGGAGCAGGGCCGCTACTTCGAATTTCAGTTCGAATTCGTCGAGGCTGGGCAGCGCACATATCCGACGGCGGAAACCGCGACGACGCAGTCGGTGTTGAACGCGGTGACCGGACTGAATCTCGCAGCCGCACTCAATTTCGCGAAGACCGCATTGAACGCGATCGCATACGGCGCTGCCGTGCTCGGGACGGTCGTCAATACAGCACTCGGCTGGTACACCTTCGCGAAGAACATCGTCGGCGATGCGCGGAACCTGTTTCAGCTGCTGTTCAACCTGCCGGGCGACTTCGGTCGTTTTGCGGGCAGCGCGACGGTGCCGACGTTCAGCAAATATCCGAGCTCGTCGGTGCAGTCGAATCAGACGACGCAGTCGATGATCGAGGCGGCCACGACGGCGCGCGCGAACGTGAGTGCGGCCGCAGATTCGATGGCTTCGGCGGCCGCTGGATTTGATGCCACGACGGTCGACACCTTCACCGCGTCGGTGCAAGGCATCACATCGGCGGTTCTGGCCGCGACGAACGATCCGAACGATTCGATCCGCCTGCTTTCGACGCTATCGACGTTCGTTCCTGACGCAGGCACGACGACATCGGTTATCGGTACCGCGATGGGCGACATGCAGGACGCCTGTAGCGACCTGTTCCGCCGCACATCGATTGGCGCAGTGGCGCAAGCGTCATCGACGTATCAGCCGACATCGAGCGATGACGCGGCGCGCGTGCGCGACCTGGTCACCGGACTGATAGACGCCGAGATGGCGGTTGCCGGCGATCAGGGCGAGGATGAAACGTATGAGGCACTTTCGACGCTGCGTGCGGCTGTCGTTGCTGACCTGAACAAGCGCGGTGCCGGGCTGTCGTCTATCAAGACATTCAGTTTGCCGTCGACCCTGCCATCGCTAGCGGTCGCGACGCGGCTGTATCGCGATCCGACCCGCGCGGATGAACTGGTGGCCCAGGCTGCTCCCGTGCATCCGGCATTCTTCCCGACGACCTTTAAGGCGTTGGCAAACTGATCTTCGAGCGGTCTCATGGCAAGCAAAATCTCCATTGCGATTACCGCGAGGAATCAGGCTTCCGGCCCGATCGGCCAGGTGACGAACAGCCTCGCGAGGCTGCAAGCGCAGGCGAATCGAGGCAAGTTGAACAGCCTCGGCAGTTCGATCGCCGCGGGCTTCGGTTCGAACAGCGGAGCGATCTCGGAGATTGCGAGCTTCGTCGGAAAAGCCGGCATCATTGGCGGCGTTACCGCGCTGACGTTCAAGATTGCACAGCTTGAGTCGCAATGGGCTTCATCGGTGCGCTCGATGAGCAATCTGGCGGTGCGGAGTGGCCTTTCGACGACGAGTGCGTTCGGCGTGCAGTATGCCGGGCGCCTTGCGGGCATGTCGCCCGAGCAGGCAAATGCCGGCATCGAGCAGGTGCGGCAGACGTATAGCGACGCGGTCAACAACCGCAATCCGGAGGCGCTCAAGCGCTTCCAGGCTGCGGGCATTTCGACGGATCCGTCGCGGCTCGAATCCATCGAGTCTGTCTTGACGAAGTTGGCGGCTTATGCCGATGTCCTGCGGCAAGGCGGAAAGTATGGCGGTGCGCAGAATTTCCTCGGTGCCGCCGGCGCGGGATCTCTCGTCGACTTTCTGAATCGCGGCCCGGCGCAGGTAGCGGCGGATCTCGCGACGGCGAAGGCATACATCCCGGATGAACAGGACGTCCAGCGCGCGCGCGAATACGCTGACGCGTCGGCGAAGCTTGGCATCACGTATGACCGGCTGAAAACAACGATTCTGAGCGGGATAGAGCCGGGGCTTAACTCGGTACTCAATGGCGTCCAGTTCTTTCTGGACGCAATGAGCGGCCGCAGCCGTCCTCAAGCTCAACCGGGTGGGGCGGACTCGACGTCCCAGCGGATCTGGGATGGGTTCGAGCGCTTTGGAAACTCGATGCGCGGGAATGGGCCCGCGACGATGGCGGAAATGGGGCAACAGACGCCGGTCGGAAACGGAAGGGGTCTCGAGCAAGCCCGGTCAATGGTTGAGTGGTACATGAACCATGGGGCCAGCCGCACAGCAGCGATCGGCATTGTTGCGAATGCCTATCGCGAGAGCAGTCTGGACGAGCGCGCTGTCGACCCTAGCGGCGAGTTCAAGGGCCTCTTTCAATGGGGCTCGGATCGTCGAAAGCTGTATGAGCAGCAGTTCGGCCGTCCGCTGGATCTCGAAACGCCTGAAAACCAGATGGCTTTTTCGGTTTGGGAGTTGAATCACAACGAGAAGCGAGCAGCGCAGGCGCTCTCCAATGCGACTGATCCGGCTGATGCTGCTGCGAAGTTCTCGTCGCTATATGAGCGTCCGACGGATGCGAAAGGCGAGGCGCAGGTTCGCGCGGGGATTGCTCGTCAACTTGACGAACAGCTCGGTCAGGGCACAGGCGAACCAGGAAAGGTCCGCGTCGAGATCGTCCACAAGAATGCGCCGCCGGGCACGAGCACTAACGTGACGTCGTCGCCGAACGTCGATACGCAACTGAGAACAGATCGCCAGCAGGCACCGCTGGGCGATCAATACGCCTTTTCACCTGGTAATTTCTAATGCCGAATGCAGATCGCATTGTTGACGCCGTAGGTGCGAAGCCGGGCGCCGATGAAGTGCGCGTGCTGCTGACGCAAGACGGTCTTGTGCTGACCGGGTGGAAGGCGGTGCGGATCACGCGTTCGATCGAGGTCGCGACGTCGTCGTTCATCCTGACATGCTCAGCTGACGCAAACACGCTGAAGCTGGTATCGAAGGAAGGTGCGCCAGTAACGATCTCGATCGGCGACAGCAACGTCCTGTCGGGCTTCGTCGAGACAATTGAAACTGTCCTGACGCCTCGCTCGCACGACATCACGATCTCCGGTCGTGGGAAGGTGGCCGATCTCGTCGATTGCTCGTGCCGTATTGACCGCGTCAACGCGAATGTCGGGCTGCTCGATCTATGCAAAAGCATCGCGAGCCAGTACTCGATCGATGTGTTCGTGCCATCGAATGGCACACAGAAGGCGCTCGACGCGCTCCCGCCGCTTCCTCGCCAGATCATCAGCATCACCGAAACGGCATGGGAAGTCATCGAACGCTATGCGCGCTACTGCGGGATGCTCGTCTTCGAGAGTGAAGAGGGTGAGCTGACGATCTCGCAGGCCGGGACGGAACTCGGCGCGTCGGGTGTCGCGGTCGGCAACAACGTCGAGGCGATCGTCTGCACGAAGAGCACGCTGGGGACTTTCAGCACGTACAACGCTGTGCTCAGCGCATATAGCGCTGGCGCGGATGACGAGAGCATCCCGAATCTGCCGGTCGTGACTGTTGTCAACAGCGCCACGACGGCGAACGCGCTGCGTTTCAGGCCGACGTATTTCGTGTCCGAGCAGAGCGCGACGGATCGGGATTTCGTCACGAAGCGCGTGAACTGGATGGCCTCGCGAGCCTACGGAAGGTCACGGCGTGTGCGTGCGCTGGTGGATAACTGGCGCGATGCGAGCGGCTCGCCGTGGATCGTGAACGTCAACTATCCGGTTTCGGCGGACGCTGCCGGCATCCCGGCGAACACGATCCTGTTGCTTGCCGAGGTGACGTTCATCCTCAACGAGAACGGCACGCATGCCGAGCTCGTGTTCGGCCCGCGTCAAGGGTTCCTGCCAGAACCGATCGCGCTCGATGTTCTTCCGATGGACGAATCGACACAAACACCTGCGGAGCAATAGTGCTGGCTGACCTGAACAGGCTCGCGCGGCGGATTCTGCTGATGATGGCGCGCGGCACGATCACTCTCGTCGACGACACACAGAGCGTGCAGAAGTTGCAGGTTCGGCTCAGTCCGATTGAGCTGATTCCTGATGTGCCGCGCTATGCAGAATACGGCTTTACGTCGAATCCGCCCGAAGGATCTCAAGCGTTGATCGCTTTCAAGAATGGCGCGCGCAACGACGGCTTCGTGATCGCGACATCGAACGCTAAATACCGCATTACCGCACTTGCTTCGGGCGAGGTCGCTATCCACGGCAACAACGGCCAGTCGGTCTATCTATCGGCATCGGGAATCATCGTGAACGGCGGCGGCAATCCGATCACGCTGACGAACGCGCCGGAAGTGATCGCGGATACGCCGCTGCTGAAGTGCAAGGGCGACATCCTCGACAACTACGAGACGAACACCCGCACTGTCGCCGGTATGCGGCAGGTTGCAAATTCGCACACACACCCGATCCTCAACATCCAGACGGGCGGCAGCAATATCAACACGCAGACGCCGACGCAACAGGAGTAATGCATGTCCGACATCTCCGTCATCTGGGACGTCGACAACAGCCGCGGCGACTGGCAGTTCATCGCACCTGTTCTCGTGACGGGCAACGATCTGCCGTCGGCGGTGCTGGTCAGTATCTTCACAGACCGCGTGGCGAATCCCGACGATCCAATTCCCGACGGGACCGGTGATCCACGCGGCTGGTGGGGCGACATTGGCGAAGACAAGCCGATCGGCTCGCGGCTCTGGTTGCTCGATCGGTCGAAGCAAACGCAGGAAGTGCTGAACAACGCACGCGACTACATCAATGAGGCGCTGCAATGGCTAGTTGATGACGGTGTGGTCGCGAGTATCGATGTGCAGACGCAGTGGGTGCGCGACACGTTTCTCGGCGCGCAGATCACGCTCTATCAACCGACGGGCCCGCAGATCGACATGACGTACGCGTGGGCCTGGCAACAGCTCTCCTGACATGCCATTCCAAAGAAAGACGCTCTCCACCTTGATCTCCGAGGTGGCGGCCGATATTTCGTCGGCGCTGCAGGGTGCTGACGCGCTCCTGCGCTTTGCTGTGCTGAAAATCGTCGGTAAGGTGCAGGCCGCGATGTGCAATCTCCAATTCGGCTATCTCGATTGGATCTCGCGCATGGCGGTGCCATTCACCGCCGAAGATGAGTATCTCGAAGGGTGGGCCGCGCTGAAGGATGTGTATCGAAAGGCGGCGACACAGGCGCAACTCACGGCACAGTTTCCCGGGACGACCGGAAAGGTGCTCAGCGCCGGTACCGCCGTGACGCGCGGCGATGGCGTGACCTATACGACGTCGACGACGGGTACGGTTGACGGCACGGGGAACGTGTCGGTGACGATCGTGGCCGATGTGGCCGGATCGGCAGGCAACGCGGATGCTGCTACGGCTGTCTCGCTGAGCATCGCCGTCGACGGCATCCAGCAGGGCGGCACGATCACCGGGACCGTCGAGTCCGGAGCGGACATCGAGGATAACGATGACCTCCGTACCCGCATGCTCGACGCGTATCAGAGCACGCCTCAAGGCGGTGATGTCGAAGACTATGTGCAGTGGGCTCTTGCTGTCGCTGGCGTAACACGCGCTTGGTGCGCGCCGAATGGTTTCGGAGCGGGCACTGTCGTCGTCTACACGATGTGGGACAACGCTGAATCCTCGCATGGCGGATTTCCGCAAGGCACGGACGGCGTGTCGCAAAACGACAAGGGACCTGGCGGATTGCCACGCGGAACCGTCGCGACGGGCGACCAGCTCGTCGTCGCGGATTCGATCGTCACGAAGCAGCCGGTAACGGCGCTCGTTTATTCGTGCGCTCCGATCGCCAACAACTTGACGATCACGCTTTCGGGCCTGACGTCGGCGACGACGGCGACGCGCTCGGCGATCTCATCGGCGATCGCGGACGTACTGTTCCGCAACGGCGATCCTCGCGCGGGCACGATCAATCGCGACGACATCTCGGCGGCGATTCGCTCGGTGTCAGGTACAAGCGGCTTTCTGATCACGTTGATTCAGGGCGTCGTCGGCGTGACCACCACGACATATACCGGAAACATCACCAGCGGCTTCGGGCAGCTTCCCGTGCTCGCGAGCGTGCAATACGTCTGAGGTCTCATGCTCGCACCGAATTACACCGCAGCCGACTTCCTGAAAGCGCTGCAAGGTCTGATGCCGCGCGGTCGGGTGTGGCCGCGCGATCCAGACGAAGTGCAGACGCAGGTGCTTTCAGGGCTCGCACCGAGCTACGCACGCGCGACGGCGCGCGCGAACTATCTGCTCGTTGATGCGTTCCCGGCGACGACGTACGAACTTCTTCCCGAATGGGAGTCGACGCTCGGTCTACCGGATCCCTGCGCCGGCGTGGCGCCGACTATTGCGCAGCGGCAAGCACAGGTTTTGGCGCGCTTCATCGGGGTCGGCGGGCCGACGATCGCGAGTCTGACGGCGTTTGCGGCAAATCTTGGCTACACGGTCACGATCAATCAGTTCGTAGAGGCACGCGCAGGGCAGTTGCATGCCGGAGATCCGTGTAACGGGACGGCATGGAGCTATGCGTGGCAGGTCAATGCACCGCTCAATACCGTCACGATCGCCCAAGCGGGCGCAATGGCCGCTGGCGATCCGCTCGCATCGTGGGGCAACGCAGTTCTTGAGTGCGAGATGAAGGCGGTAATGCCGGCGCACACGATTCCAATCTTCTCTTACTCCTAAGAGGCCACATGTTTCGTATTGATGACGCAACGGCAGCAACTTCGATTCCGGCTCCTGAAGCGGCCGGTACGGAAGGGTATTTCACCGAGGGAAATCCCGCCACCGGAACGCCCGCCACCAAGGTGCGCGGATCATGGCTCAACATGCTTCAGGAAGAGTTGTGCGCGATCCTCGCTGCAGCTGGCATTGCACGCTCGAAGACGACCTATAACCAGGTGAATGCGGCGCTGCAGAAGATGTATTCGCCGGTCGTCGGTACAGTCCGCAATCTGGTAATGAGCGTTACGGCCGCATCGGCAACCGCGACATTGACGGCCGATCAGATCGTAGTAGCGAGCGCTCTGAACGGTCAGACCTTCATCCTGCCGAGCTTCAACAAGACTATCAAC